TTTGGAGCTAAATGGAAAGCGGCAGGTCTACCCGATATTTCAATTTCAAAATTAAATACAATAGTAAATAAATGTTATGCCGTACAAAGAAGATTAGTTATGGCAATTCAAGGAGGGCCTAGATCTTTGATAAGCGGAGCTTTAGGATATATTGATTCTGCTTCAGCTAATTTATTTGATTCTACAATGAGAGACGCTTGCTCATTAGCAGGTAACTTAGTTAGTTCTTTTTATTCTTTTAAAAACTTAGGTGGAGTCGTAGGTACATTAGCAGATAATATTACTACAGGTATTTGTTCCAATGTTTCTAAAAAAAGAACTAAGGGAGTGAACCAACCTACGATAGCGAAGCCTTCACAGATAGATCAGGAGCTAGGTGTAAGCATTATCACTTCATTAGTATTAATGAATGATATTAGGAACGAGGTAAATTATCCCATAATTTCTTCTGCTATAACTGCTCAACAATCTGCCAATCAAGATGTTCTTTTAAATATGGTCAATAATTTAGCACTTACTGCTACTGCTCAAGTAGCGACTAGAATAGATTTTTTAAGTCAAAACGACGCTTATCAAGTCATGGACTTGGTAAATAATGCTATAGATACTCAACTAGATTACTTAGGTACTAACGATAAAGTTAATTACTATGTAAATTACAATATTGATATTCAAGATGACGATAGTTTCTTGGCAATGCAAACTCTAAGAAGAACATTTACTACTTCAATGCAAAGCTTAGCAACTAGTTTACCTCAATTAATTGATTATCAAGTCAAGGCAAATTCTTTGCCTGCTTTAGTTCTTGCTTATAATAAATATAAAGATATTGATAGGGAGCAAGAAATAATTGATAGAAACCAAATATTAATTCCGCATCCTGCTTTTCTTCCGGGAGGCGAGACAATAGAGATATTGAGTTATTAAAAAAGATGATTAAAAAAAATGTAGAAATACCCCAAGGGGAGATATTACTTAGAATTGATGGTACCGCCTATTACGGATGGAAAGAAGTAAAGGTGACTAAATCAATGAATAGTATTGCTGGAGCATTTGAACTAGTCACTTCCGATAGATACCCTAATAAACCTGAAAATTGGGACTTGAGAGTAGGTTCACGTTGTACTATAGAGTTAGAAAATCAAACTTTAATTACAGGTTATATTGATGACATAAGTATGAGCTATGATTACCAAGGGCATTCAGTAAGTATTTCTGGTAGAGATAATACTTGCGATCTAGTAGACTGTAATTATCCCAAAGAAACTTCTTGGATCAATCAAACTTTAACTAAAATAGTGACCGATGTTTGCGACTTATTCGATATCAAAATTTATATAGACCCTAAGGTCGTAAGTATATGCAACGCTACTCTACCTACAGGCAAAGTAACTATTCAGTGTGCTGATACTGTTTTTGATTTTATTACTAAAATATGTAAAGCAAAGGCCGTACTACCTATTTGTTACGGAGACGGCAAATTGACTATTACTAGGGCAGGCGGAAACGGAACGTGTATAGCTCCAATTCAATTAGGATATAATATATTAAACGGTAATATTACCTATTCAAACAAAGATCGTTTTAGTCATTATTTAGTAAAGGGGCAATCATCTGGAAAGACAACTTTGAACTCTCTTGAAGATTTAACCTCGCCTAGCAATACCGAGCAATTTCTTTTATCCAAAGATGATAGCATGAAAAGGTATAGGCCAAAGGTTTTAACTTATGATGGGAATGCTACAACTGATACTTGTAAGAAATACGGAGATTGGTTCAGGAATGTTACAGCAGGCAATTCTAGGACTCTAAATTATGAATTAGTAGAATGGATACAAGGCCCTACTGAAAATGGAATACGGCCTATATGGGATATAAATAAGATAGTAACAGTCAAAGACCCTACTTTTGGAATTGAGTCTAGCTTTTTGATTTCTTCGGTAGAATATACTTGCAATAACTCAGAAGGAACATTAGTAAAATTAACTTTGGTTTATCCAGAAACTTATTCCCCTGAACCGTTTACGTTTGAACAGGACACTAGTAAAATTAGATATGACTCTATTAATGAATTAAAAAATGCAATTATGCCATTGGATCAAGACCGAACTACGACAAAATATAATACATTTGTTGAAGAGGGTTTAGATGATTAATGATTTAAAAAGAATTTATACTAAAATTTTAATGAAGATATTTTATTTGATGTCGAGAGGTGAATTAAAGCTAGTAGATAATACTCTAGGGACGCAGTATCTTGGACAAAAATGCTTAGCAGGTGAATATGTAAGCGACATTGAACGATTAGAGGAATACGGTATAACTTCTTACCCGATCGAAGGGGCCGAAACTTTCTCGTTATTTAATTCAGGCAATAGAGATCAAGGAGTGGTAATAAAAGTCCATGATTCTAGATATAGACCTACTGACTTAGCGCCAGGCGATGTTTGTGTTTATACCTATAAGGATGCAACTTTAGCTCATAGAATTTGGCTAAAAGCAAGTGATGGGTCAATACATATTTCAGGGAGTATAACGCTAACTGGAGACATAACAGCTAGCGGAGACGTTTCTGATAGTTCTGGTATAGCTCAAACAATGGCAGCAATGAGAACTAAATTCAATAGTCATACTCATGGAGGAGCGGTTCCAGCTCCTGCCGTAGGGGAGCAGATGTAACATGGCAGACCTCAAAATTTCTTATGATAGCTTAAATTTAGATTTTGACTTAAATGTGCTGAACGGAGATCTGGAAAGCGATGATGGACTTGAAACTGCGGTTTTAATGTCTCTTTATACCGATAAAAGGATAAGCGACGATGACCCAATATTGGATTACAATAATCCTGAAGATAAAAGAGGGTGGTGGGGAGACCTGCTCGTTCCATTTGAAGAAGGCGATGAAATAGGCTCAAAAATTTGGTTACTTTCTAGAGAAAAGACTACCCAAGATGTGATCGTTAAACTTCAATCTTATATTGAAGAGTCGTTAGCTTGGTTAGTTAATGACCAAATTGTTAGTAAAGCAGAGGTTGAGATTGAGAGACAAAATCCATTACCTGAAAATAATATACTGGCATTTAAAATTAAATTATATAAAATAGATGGTAGAGAAATTGCTTTAAACTATTCTTATCAGTGGGATGCTACTATTTAAAGTAATATATAGAGGGGGATCCAATTGGCATTTACAAGACCTTCTTTAACTGAAATATATAACAGAATCATTACTGATTTTGAAACTAGAATACCTAATATAGGCACTCTTTTAAGACGCTCAGTTTTAAGAGTACTAGCAAGAGTCTATGCTGGTGCAGTCCATACCCTATGGGGATACTTAGATTATATGTCGAAGCAATTATTTATTTCTACTGCTGAAGGCGATAATTTAGATTACCGAGTAAGCGAGTATGGAATAGTCAGAGACTCAGGGGATTACGCAGAAGGGACTATTGCTATTACTGGAGTTAATGGAACGGTTATTCCAGTAGGGACTCAATGGCAAAATGATAGCGGTTGGGTGTATCAAACTACAGTAGAGGCAACTATTGCCGCAGGAGTAGCAACTTTAAATATTGTAGCAGTTACCAAAGGCGAAGATGGTAACGAAGAGGCAGGAGCTATTTTATCGATAGTAAATCCTATTGCTGATATTTCTACTACTGGTACAGTAGGGGTCGATGGACTAGAAGGTGGTACTGATGAAGAATCAGATGATGATTTAAGAAGTAGGGCATTAATTAAAAAAAGAAATGCTCCTCACGGTGGAGCTGAACACGATTTTATCAATTGGATACTAGAAGTATCTGGCGTAACTAGAGCTTGGGTATTCCCCTTGTATATGGGGGCAGGAACAGTAGGTTGCACTTTTGTTAGAGACGGAGATCCTACTATAATTCCTAACGAGAATCAACTTCAAGAAGTGAAGGATTACCTAATCTCTCATACTGATCCAGCTACAGGTGAAACAGTAGGTATTCCAGTGACAGCAGAACCCGGCCTGTTCATGATAGATTTAACTCCGCTAACAATAGA